CCTACAAAAGTATTACCAAGACCTGCGGCGGTAGAACCCCCAGACCCTGAACCTAAACCGGTGTTTGCACCGTTAACAGCACACTGAAATGCAATAGCACCTACATAAGTGTTCCTATTTGTAGTACTTGAGTAGCCGGCATTAAAACCTATAAAAGTGTTATTGACAGAAGTTTGAGTGTTTATCCCTGCGTTACTTCCCAGTGCAGTGTTGTAACACCCTGTAGTTAATACTTGTAATGCATTATTCCCCACACTAGTATTGTTAAGGCCTGTAACGTCCCCAGAACCCATAGAGTCTGCCCCAAGAGCTACGTTAAATGAGCCTGCTGTCGCTGTGCTGTACGAATTTTCCCCAATAGCAAGATTACACGTACCTGTAGGGTGATAGCCATCTATGGTCATATCCGTACTTACACATAAACATGTAGCAGTAAGCGCAGTAAACGTTGCAGAAGTTACAGGGTTTGCTAACTTAGCGGAGGTAATAGCATTGTCCGCAATGTCAGAAGTAGCAATAGTACCTGAAGCAATTTTGGCAGTAGTAATTGCATTATCTGCAATCTGAGCAGTGTCAACAGCCGCAAGGCATAACTTTGCTCCAGAGATGGTAGTATCACCATAGTTAATTGTGGCAAGCGCACCATCACAAATGCTTGTGGCAGTAACAGAGCAAGCACCTAACTTATCTACAGTAACCGCATCGTCGTTTATCTTAGCTGTAGTAACAGCGTTGTCTGCTAATTTGGCTGTGGTTAAATTAAGATCAGCAATTTTTGTGGTAGTAACAGCAGAATCTGCAATCTTAGCGGTTTCTACAGCACAAGCACCTAACTTAGCTGTGGTGACTGCCGCATTGCACACTTTTGCTTCAGTAATTGCATTATCGCAAATACCACTAGTGTTAATTAAAGGTCCATTACCGGAGGTGCCATCGTGTACGTGACCAGTGCTACCATTAAAAGCACTTTCAATCGCATTGAATTCTCCGTCAAAATCATCCGCATCAATAACATTACCATTAGCAATGTTGTTGGATGTGTCGTTTCTAGTGTAACCTGCCATAGTTGTTCCTATTGCCTATCGTTTATGCTGTATTCAAAGACAGCCGTATCTAATGTGTATAAAGGGTTAGTGCTAATATCTTCAATACGTATGGAAACGTTTTTTGCTGATCCAATAACGTTATTTGAGTAAATTTTATCCAGTTGCCCACCAAAAGTTGAAGTACCAAACAATGCCGTAGGACTGCCGTATGTAAATATGCCTGTACCTGTGCCGGTAACCGTAAAAGATGCCGGTTGAATTCTGTTAGGGTCTTCTTGATCGAACACAAGACTGCAAGTTAAAGACACTAGTCCTTCGGGGTCCAAATACAGAATAAATTTATAAAATGTTTTACGTGTTTGTGGATCATCGAAAGGCATAAAAGGAGACTGATATATTGCATCAATATTAGATCCATCAAAATCCGTCCCTACTTCTAAGGTATATACGTATCCATCATCATTACAAAATACAATTAACTCATCTGTGCCTGTCAATTGAGAGTCGCAAACTTTAGCTTTAATGCCTTTTAGTTCTGCAAACTGAAGACCAGAACCGCCTTGATCAATAAACTTAGTTCCTAAAATGCCTCTAGATACTGCCGCTCTGTTAGCGGATGCGTACCCAAATATACGGTATTGTGCTTTATTGCGAATAACTAAACTAGTAAACGTAGTAGAGTTGCTTTTAAACGTATCAAAATTAGGTTTAATGGGCTTTGACGCTACGTCTAATCCAAAGTCACCGTTTCGGTCTGTTGCACTTAAAGTCCTTAGCCCGTCTGGACCCATAAAGATAATGTCACCACCAATCTCCTGAATGGTATCAGGCTCAATACAACCAATGCTTTCAACAATTGGCTGTAGAGAGTAATCAGCTACGGTAGAACCTACTAACCTAGTTATACGGTCAATGCTAAATATAATTAACTGTTCTCGAAATACAGCAAGACCCGTAATATCAGAGCCTACATTAATTTGACCTGCACCATTGGCTACTAAAAAATCTGTGTCTGTAAAAGGTGATGTGAAAAATAGATCACTTCCTTTTGCAAAGAACAAAGAATTCTTAAAGAACACTACATGTTCTGCGCCTTGAACTTGATCGTTTTCTGTGGAAGTAGTTAGAAATGTAACAGTATCAGCACTTGAGTCATAATAGGCAGGATAATTGCTACCATCCACAAAAGCAATTTTTGGAGTCCCATTAAAATTATATTTAGTAAAACGAGCTTTATCAAAACTAGTATTAGACGCTGTAGCTTTACTGGTCCAAGATGTACCATTTCCTTGGTAGTACACGCCATCTCTAATAACAATTACGACATTAGAATCAACTTCATTAGTAACGCATACGCCCTGGATTTCACCACTGCCAGTAACTTCAGTATCGCTAAACTTTTCGTACCCTGCTATCTTTTTGTATCCTCCGCTTAACGAAGGTTCAAAGTTTTGTAACGTAATAGCAGAGCCAACGCTGTTAATGCCTTGCTGTAACGGACTGAGGTTTGAGAGTAACCCACCTCTAAACTCAATAATTTCAGTACGCCAGTTAGTAGCCATTATGATACCTTAATGGTATAACTAGAAAATGCTGATCTTGGACGGTATGTAGAGCGCAAATAGTTATACTTATTAATGTATAACGTTCTCATGTACTTAATTCCTTCCATAAATTTTTCTAGTGCTATTTGAGATGCTTGTGTATCGCCCCTAAATTGGTACGAGTAGAACATCGCACCGTCTACAATAATGTGCTTTAATTCCTTGGGTATGCTTGGAACATCATCATATGATTCTAGTTCGACAGGGTTCCTGTAGTACTCGTATACAATTTCATACGCTTTGTCTGGTGTAGGGAATATTATGAACTCTAAATTAGGTGTGAGCGACACATAGTTTGGCTTTGATCTTAAAGAGTCGCTATCGTCATATTCATACTTAATAAAATTTTGTAGGTAGTCTTTATAATCAACTGATTTTAATAATGTTGTTTCTACGTTTAGATCGCCATCTTTTTTAATTCTAAACGTGTCCATGTCCACAAACTTAGCGTCTTGGGGATACCCATAACGTACAATGCCAGCTGTTAATGTATCTTCTTGCTCAACGTGATTGAACGGCCAGCCAAACTCTTCATGATTAATGTGGCGTATAGCAGCATTAACCGAATCTTTTGTATTGGCATAAAAACCAGAAGCCGTACTAAAATTAGCAGAGGTTAATTCTACTTCATTTAATCGGCGATTGACTTCATTAACGAGTCCTAAATAGTTATAGTCAGCCATTAGTTATCCCTTATACGAATAGTTACTGAACGTTCTGCTGTCAGTCCTTCGTTATCAGTCATCTTGCAATAAAGCTTGTACTGAACATTGTTAGTCCCTAAAGATAGACGAATTGTTGCAACAGTGGTTGTTTCTGTCTGACTGACTTTTTGTAGCCCATTTACAACGTCAGTGTCGTCATACTGAGTTTTAACGCCACTGGCATCATCAATGTACCAAGTTACAGATGCAATAGTTGCAGTATCTAAAAAACGGGACCAATCTACACTGTAATCTAGTAGTTCATCTGGATCTTTATTAGGCCATTTGTACGACATGTGTTATACCTTGAAAGTTGTTCTGCCCACGTGATTCTTTTGATCAATGTACACAGTACGCGATGCCTGTGGTTCAATGTAAATTATTGTGTCTGGCTGCGAGTCTACATATACTGTTCGCTGTCTTTCGTATAGTTCTTTAACAGCTTCGTAGTCAAAGTTGACTATGTCTAAAGTCAATTCACCAATTAAGGCAGCAAACTCTGTACCGTCAATTGGTAGTATGTTAGTAGATATAAAATCTGTTATGCCGGTAGACCCCGACATAGAGACAGAATCTAATGTAAGATTAACTTCAGTAGATAACTCAAACGGACCTACTGAAGTTGTAATCTCTTGTCCTGTAATAGCTAGATTGACATCAGTAATGTACGTTAAGGTACCTGTGGCCCAATCTGCCTGTACCCCTGTTATACTCACATCTACATCAATTGCAACCTCTACATCATTAAAGTTTAATGTTGCAGAGACTCCAGAAATTTCAAACGACGCATTGGTAATAAAATCTAATGCGCCTAAGTTGGACTGCAGTAAAACAGATGTTATCTGTTGATTAACTTGAGTGCTTAAATCAACTTCATCTATTTCACTTGTAATCCCTGCTCCAACCACAGGGTACAAGTTATTTATTCCGTGTAGTTCAAAAGAACCTAATTCGACAGTGCCTACAAGTAAACTGGTTACGTCCACACTTATAGGCAAAGGCGGGGAAGAGCCAAAGCTCTGAGATGAAATGGCTCCTCCCGATAATGCCATATTAACCTACATCCATTTCTTCATCTGTCGGCGCATTCGTTACATATGTATCATAGTCCTGATCAAACCTAGTGTCCCACGTAGAAGTAGGACATAGAGCAATTAGCTCATCGTCCGTAAAGTCTGAAGCAGGCTTAGGAGTGAATAAAGGCGAAGATACATCGCATTGATACCACGCCACATAGTCAGAAACTGTGTAGGCTAACTCAATGTGCCAAGACGTAACGTTACCATCAGAATTTTTAGATCTTACATGCTTAAGGTTAACTGTCTTAACTGCTGTAGGCATTACTTGCTATCCTTCTTGATTAGCTTAGTTACCTCTGCAGCAACCGTTGCAGGGTCAACCATCAAGTTACGTGGGTCTACAGAAATAAACTTTTCCTTTTCCCACTTGTCTTTCATGAAGTAGTTCATGTTTACATTGTGGCTGTGCCCAAGCTGATTCCATCCAGTGCTTCCCCACAGTACAACACCCTTTTTCTCTGCTGAGGCTGAGAAATGTTGTAGTGAAGAGTCAATGCTCACAAACGTTTCTGCTTTCTTTAACAACTCATGCCAGACAGTAAACGGAATCTCAGGACGTAAAGTTCCTTCGTAGTTTGGCTCATTGGGTAATGAGAAGTTGAAGATCGTCAGATCAGGGTGTTGTTGCTTGATCATCTGAATCAATTGTGTTGCTAAGAACGGATGGTAGTTCCTGCCCGGATCAATAGACATGTATTGATTCTGCCCATTAAAGCCAATAGGGCTTTGTCCACCAGAAAACTGCACAATAATAAACTTGTTAATATTGTTCTCAGATAACAGTTTATCCACATCTGCTTTTAGTTGATCAGTGTACAACTTAGGCTTGTCTTTCTTAGGGTCATAATCAACTCCAAGAAGATCAGCATATGCTTGAATAAGATGCTTCTCACCTTTTACAAAATTAGATTTGTAAGGTTCGCAGAATACAATTTCATCAGACGCTTGAATACGCTCGTCTTGATAAGGTACTGTATTTTGATCAATAACCCATTTAACATCTGGATTACCAGAAAACACATCAATGTATGGAGTGTAGATTTGGATATCTTCTCCATCACGTTCTTTAAGTTTAGGGATTAAAGCAGAAAATGCGACACATTTACCAATGCCACCTTCTACCACGTAAGTTTTTAACATTCAGCCTCCAAAGCTTCTACTCTTTCAGTCAGTTCCTGAATGGCCTTCACCAAAGCAGGAATCATGCTAGTTTCCGTTACAGTGTAACGATCCGGATTGTCACAACTTGCAATAAGAAGTTGACCATTTGGATTATAACACGTTTCTGCTGAAATAACCTCTTGTGCGAGGAATCCATAACGACATTTATCTTCTTTTAAACTGCCGTCTGGAATACTGTTAGGATACAAAGACCGCTCATCAAACTTGAATGTTCTTGGGCAAAGAGCATTAACAAAGTTTAGACCGTACGGCGACGTACCATAATCTGTCTTGTCCCTGCAATCTGATGGGACAGTTGTTGCAACCTTTTGGATAACACATGCTGTGCTAGTGTTACCGAATATTGCAATGTTAGATTGGGTTGTAATATTACAAAGTGCATCAGCACCAGAACAATAACCAATTGCAATGTTATTA